TATCCGTTTTTTCTGAGGAAGACTAACCAGAAAGATATGCCTTGGTACACACTTGAAGTAGAAGCTTCCGGAAACATAAGGCAGAAAAGAACAACTGGAGATAATCAGAACCCAGACCTTGAGCCAGCAATACCATTTTTATATGAATTTATGGAGCATTTTAAGCAGGTTATGAATGCGGAAGAAATAAAGCAGGGAATAAAAGCAGATAAAAAGCGTAAGGAAGAATATAAGAAACTGAGAGAGGAACAGAAAAAAATATGGCGCGGAAAACTGGCCGGACAGTTACTTGCAGATGTTTTAGAAGCAGACTTTATGGAAGCAATATAGGAGGAATGGATATATGGAAATAATGAATACAGGAACATTTACGGAATGGCAGCAGGCACTAGATACAGAATTCAGCAAGAGTGCAGAAAGCTTTATAAGAATTGGGTATCTGCTTAAGATGGCGCGAGATACAGATATTCTTAAAGATACACCATATCAGAGCGTAACGGAATATGCGAAAGCAAGATACGGACTGGATAAGACACAGGTATCCAGATTTATTGCAATTAACGAAAGATTCGGAAGCAAGAATAACGAAACGGAGCTAGGAGACAGATATAAAGGCTATGGTTACGCAAAGCTGGCGTTGATGCTCAACATGCCAGATGAGATTATATCCGAGATATCACCGGAATATTCTAAGTCTGAAATAGAAGATATTAAGAAGGAAATTGACGAAGAAAATAAGATATCTGATATTGAGGTACTTATCGAAGGCAAGGATGAAAGCATAAAAGAGTACAGCGAACTTGAACAGGTATTGCATCAGCTTTTTCGTGATAATACTGAGCTGTTTGAAAATATATATGAATCCACATATGAGACGGCAGAGCTTGTTGATATATTAGCACCTGCAGGGGAAATGATATATTCTGTTCGCCTGTCTGGAATTGGAAGACTAATGCTGAATATAAAGGCCGATACAGGAAAGATTACGATTACGAATATCAGGACCTTAGAAAAAACAGAGTGGAATATAGAAGATCTTGCAATTGCAGTAATTAATGTTCTTAGTGTGGCAGCAGATACCGAGAATCCAAAGGATGCATGGGTGAGTATTTATAACGAGCCATATCCGGGAAAAGCAGAAGTTGCACCAGTGCAACAGGTACAGCGTAAGGAAAAGAAAGTACAGAAAGCCAAGGTTGAAAAGCCACAGCCGGAGAAGACAGAGGAAAGAGAAGCACCTTCCGAGGATGAGCAGATACCAGGGCAGGATACGATAATGAATCATCCAGAGTATTTACCGGAAAACAGCAATAATATGCCGGAGGTTCAGGGAAATATACAGAATAATACGTCTGTTATGGAAAATACGACGGAAAAACCGTCAGATTCATCAGAAATGATAAAAAATCCCGGGGAAACACCAGATTTTGAGAAAGATATAGAAGAATCTGAAAAAACATCATCAGAAATGGCAACAAATGCGATAAATACAGAATGCGAGGACGCTTCGGAGAGTATAGAAAGCTTTATGAACTGCTGGGAAACAATATGTAAGGCAAACCGCAAGATTGCGCTGTTTATCGAGGATTACAGCACAATGGATGTGACACCTGACAACATGGCAATAGAGGCTGCCCGTATAAATGCAGTAACATTAGCTAACGAATTAGAGCATTTGAAAACGCTGTAAACCGCATAAATACAGAATATGGAGGTAAATATGATAATGGGAATAATATGCTATATAGCAGGAGTAGTAACGACATTAATAATGATGGCATTTTGTAAGGCAGGGAGGAACAATTAATGAATAGAGACTGTATATTGTTTAACGAAAAGCAGGCAGACTGTAGAGGACTGGATAAGCTGTATTGCATGATAGAGGACAAGCTGTGTCCGTTCTATAAGTCAGAAGCGCTGTATAACAGAGATGGAAGTAAAAAAAGGAGAGGCGATAAAAATGAGACTAATAGATGCGGACAATCGGAATACGAAGGACTTAGGGGCGTACCTAAAACTCTAGGAGGTCTAGGAGATGCGAGATTCTACGAAAAAGAATGAGATTGTTTATCGAGTACATTGTCTAAACGATGAAGGATATGCAAAGGTTGCGAAAGACTTTGAAACGGACGAGGATGCACAAGAATACATAGAAAAACATAAATGTATAAAAGATAATTATCCGATTGTATTCGCTGAATCGCGGGAATAAATTAGAAAATGAGGAACAATAAATGCTAACATTACCAATAAAAACGAAATGGTTTGATATGATTCTTTCAGGAGAGAAGAAAGAAGAATACCGAGAAATTAAAGAATATTATGAAACGAGATTTCAGAATCTCTTTGGAGCAATAACAATATATCCGTCAAGCATTTTTGCAACTGAAACTAAATATGAGTTATTGCAGGGGGATAATGTGCCAGAGGAAATAAGACAAGCTCCTGTGCAGAAAATAATATTTAAGAATGGGTATTCTAAGAATGCAAGAAAAATAAAGGCAGAATGCACATTAAAGCTTGGATATGGAAGACCTAAATGGGGTGCAGAATCAGATAAACAATATTATATTCTTGAAATATTAAATTTTGTAGAAATATAAATAAGGTCAGCCGTTGGACCGTTAAAGATGACCAAAAACCGCTGAGACGGTATCCCGATTTAGTTCTTTCGAGAGTTAAGAAAGAGACGGTTTTTCACTGTTTTGCGATAAGAAACAGTGTTTTAAAAATATAATAAAGTGAGGAAACGATATGAAGAACACAAAATGGAAAGTAATAGTAATTATTGGCGTAGGTGTAATTGCCGTAATTCTTACGATTGTATTTGGCGTACAGTCATCTCAGAATAAGGCGATTGCATTAGAGGAACAGGTGAACACAGCACAGTCAGACATTAAAGTTCAGGAGAAGAGACGAGTGGATCTTGTTTATAACCTTGCTGATTGCGTAAAACAGTATGATAAGCACGAAGCAGATACATTAACAGCTATTGTTGATGGTCGTGGTTCAACAGGAGATATTGAGAATGTTACTACAGCGATTACAGCAGTTGCAGAAGCTTATCCTGAATTAAAGTCAAATGAAAATTATAAGACGCTTATGAATGAGTTGTCTATGACTGAAAATCTTGTTGCAGAGTATCGCAGCAATTACAATAAGCAGATTAAAGAATATAAGAGGTATGTGAGAAAGTTCCCTACAAGACAGTTCCTTGGAATGCTTGGATATGAAACACAGGAATATCAGTATCTGAATTATGATGCACCTGTAGCTGCACCTCGGAATTTATTTAGAGAGGATTAACATATGAAGCATGGTAGAAAAGGATTTGACTTTGAAAATTTTGAGATAACAAAACGAGAAATCTTGGCAACTATTTCCATTATAGCAGTAATGATTCTGGTTGGTATTCTGATTTCTGGAAAGATTTCAGAGTATCTAATGGATAAAAATGAGAAATATAACAAAGCTGTAAAGATAGAAAGTCAAGAAATGTTTCAATATGGTATGGATACTAATGTCGGTAACGCATTTGTATATGGTGATTTAAAAGCAGTTGATACGGTTACATATCCTGAAATTAGTGGAGAATATATGTATGTGGAGAAAGTTAAGGAAAGATATACAATGCATACACGGCAAGTAGCACATACGAGAACGGTAAATGGTAAGACAGAAACATATTATACAACAGAAATATATTGGACTTGGGATAGAGTAGGAAGTGAAGATATTAAATGTAAAGAAATATCTTTCTGTGACATAGTTTTTCCAAGTAGCAAGATTAAATTGCCAGGAACAGATTATATCGATACTATTAAGGAATCTAGTGATGTTAGATATAAATATTATGGTGTTGGAACAAAATATACAGGTACGATATTTACAGATTTAAGAGACAAAACTATTTCAGAGAGTACACATTTTTATAATAATTCAACCATAGAAGAGGTAATTGAATATTTAGAATACAATCTTGAAATAGCTGTGTTTTGGACATTTTGGGTGATTTTTATTGGACTTGTGGTATTTGGATTTTATTATTTGGATAACAAGTGGCTAGATTAAAAACTGGGAGTGTTATAGGAGGTAGCAGAATGTGGAAAATAACAAAGAAAGACGGTAGTACAGTAGAGATAGAAAGAGATAACAGCCTTGTAATATACATAAATGAGCTTAATAACGAATCAGATCTTGATGAGATAGTAAAGATAGAGAGGTGTCTGGATGAGCAGAAGACGACATAAACGTCTGAATGAATATACATGCTGTGAGCAGTGTTCTAACAGCGTGGCAGCAGACGGAACATATACATGCAATAGAAAGACGATAATAGAGAATTATATGCTAACGGAAGAATACTTCTGGTGTGGTGGAGAAATGTTTGTCAGAAAAGAAAAATGGACGAGAGGCGATAAGCAAATGAATGATATCAAAAAGATACTAAAAGAGTATCCTGACTTAGTGAAAGAGTTAGATGATCTTAAGAAACAGGAAAAGCAGATACAGAAAGAACTTAACAATATGACGAAAAAGGGAGGTTATACAGAGAGGGATAGTGTATCTGGAGGGAATGGTGGTAAGCAGCATTATGCCATAGAGGGATTTCCATACAGAGTATATACAGAGAAGAAAACAAAGCTGCAGACAAAACAGCTTAGGATAGCGAGTAAAAAGGTGCAGCTTAATGCTGTTTTAGAAGAGATAAATGAATTAATAGAGAAAGAACCTAATGTAAGAATTAGGCGTATGTTACGATATCGATACAATGAAAAATTAACATGGTATCAGGTAGCGATGCGGATGGGAAAGAAATGTACAGCAGAAAGCTGCAGGAAAGAAGTGGAAAGATATTTAAAAGAAAAATAAGTTTGTCCGTTTTGTCCGCATAAGGTGTGTTAATATTTAGCGTGGAAAGATGATAGACATCTAAAATACCTTCTCAAATAATTGTTGAAAGCCTCTGGGTGTTACTAGTGATTTATTTCACTGGCAGCAGTCAGAGGCTTTCAACAATATGAAATGAGGTGATAATATGCCTAATGCACCGAATTATGAGTTAGCAGAGATAGACTATATAAATGGTATGAAATATAAAGAAATTGCAGAAAAATATGGAGTTAGTATTAATACTATAAAGAGTTGGAAGACAAGATATGGTTGGTCTAAGATTCCTGACAATTCAAATGCAAAAAAGTGTGCATACAAAAATGAAAAAGTATGCACACAAAATGAAAAAAGTGTGCATACAAAAAATAACAATAAAATTGATGATAAGGAAGCTGTTGTTAATGAGGTTGAACTGGCAGAAGAAAATGCTGATTTAACCGAGAAGCAACGGCTTTTTTGTTTATATTTTACAAAAAGCTTCAATGCTACGAGAGCATATTTAAAAGCATATAACTGTTCTTATAGCACAGCAGCAGTAGAAGGAAGTAAGCTCCTAAGAAACCCTAAGATAAAAAACATGATAAATATCCTGAAAAAAGAACGAATAACAAGAGAGTATTTAACACAAGATGATATTTTTCAAAAGTATATAGATATAGCGTTTGCAGACTTAGGGGACTATGTAAAATTTGGAATAAAAAGGGTTCCGGCGTGGAAACAGACAGAAGGGCAGTTTGTACCAGTGATAGATCCAAACACGGGTATGCAGAAGATAAACGAATATTCATATGTTGATTTGAAAGAATCTGATTGCGCAGATACAAGCCTATTAGCGGAGATATCAGAAGGACAGAGTGGAATTAAAGTCAAGATGCATGACCAGATGAAAGCTTTAGACTGGCTTGCTAAGCATATGGATATGGCAACAGAAGAGCAGAAAGCAAAAATTGAGCTGTTAAATGCGCAGAGAGATAAGCTGCAGCACAAGGAAGATACAGGAGATGATGAAAGTGTGGTGATTATTAACGATGTCTGAGGTAAAAATAAGTGATTTGATAATACCTAAATACCAGCCGTTATTTAATAATCACAGCATTAAACACATTATTCTGACTTCTGGGCGAGCTGGCACAAAGTCCAGCTTTGCGGCAATAAGGGGAGATTATCAGATAATATCTCCGGAAAAAGGCTCGGTAGTTGTGCTAAGAAAACATCACAACAAGCTTAGAAAAACCGTGTATAAGGAAATGCTAAGAGGAATAAGCCGTTTAAAAGTGCCTAAAAGTAAATTTTATATAACCAAAAGCCCTATGGAAATAAAGTATTTAAAAACGGGAAATACAATGTATTTTGCAGGTTCGGATGGTATTGATGATACAAAAGGTATTATAGACGAAGACAGACCAATAAAGCTGGTAATAATCGACGAGGCAACAGAATTTTTTGATGATGGAGATGGGGAAGATGAACTCCTGAATATAGAGGCTACATTTGCCAGAGGAAACAATGGCGGCTTCCAGATGATATATCTGTATAATCCCCCGAAAAATCCTAATGCGCCAATCGTAGAGTGGTGCAAGAAGATGGAAAAGCGTCCGGACTGTGTGCACATTCATACAAGCTATAAAGATGTACCGCCGGAATGGGTAGGACAGGATCTTATAGAGACAGCGGAGACATTAAAAGAGTCAGACGAAAAACAATATCGCTGGGTATGGATGGGAGAGAGTACAGGAATAGATGAAATCATTTATTACATGTTCAACAAGAATATGGTTATTGAGCCGGCAAGAGCAGCATATCCAGTTGCAATCGGAGTGGATTATGGACAGATGAATGCTACGACATATCAGGCGTGGGGGCTTGACATTGCAAGAAAGAAGTTCAGAGGTTTAAAGGAATATTATTACTCAGGAAGAGATGAAGGAAAACAGAAATCACCGTCAGAGTACGCGGCAGATTTTAAAACATATTTTGAAAAACTTCAGGAAGAATATGGAATAGCAACGGCTAAGGTCTTTATAGATCCATCGGCGAAAGGTCTTGCAGAGGAGATAAGACGTAAATGTCCTGTGGTAAAGATAATAGATGCTCAGAATGATGTGGCTCTTGGTATATCAAGGACACAGAAATTGATGTCGTATGGAGTACTGGAGGTATCTCCAAGCCAGGAGAAACTAATACATGAGGCAGGAACATATGAGTATGACGCTAAATCAATCGAACAGGGGAAAGAAGTACCGGTTAAAGTAAATGATCATGCTATGGATGCAATGAGATACGCAGTAATGGGAATGTGGAAGTATCTAAGATACTTTTTACCAGTGGGAGAACAGGAGGATTAACATGGAAATAACAAAATTTTTACAGAAATATGGGTATGACACTATAGACGTTGGATTCTATAGCAAAATAGAAGAATGGAAAAGCTGGTACAGGTCGAATGTAAGACGCTTTCATTCGTACAAAATATACTCTGGAGAGAAGTACATAAACTGCAGAAGGGGTGCTATGGGAATGGCAAAAAAGCTGTGTGAGGATATGGCGGACCTTCTGTTAAATGAACATGTAGCAATAACAATAAATGATGAGAAGACAAGCGAATATGTGAAAAGTGTTCTAAAGAAGAACAACTGGCAGGTATTAGGAAATGTATATCAGGAGAAGAAAGCAGCTATGGGTACAGTGGCATATGTGCCATACATATCAGATGCGATGGCGGATGAAGAGACTGGAGAACTTATAACAGGGCATGGGGATATTAAGATTGACTATGTGGCGGCAGATAATATATATCCGTTAAGCTGGAGCAATGATTACATTGAAGAATGTGCATTTGTTTTTCCTAAGACTTATAAGACAAAGGAATACGCTGTAATACAGATACATGCATTAGAGAACGGGGAATATGTAATACATAATCATGTGATAGAGACAACGAAAGGCTCAGGAACAGAAGTAGAACAGGCACAGTGGAAAGACATGGCACCGTTTCAAAGTCTTACACCAGACATACACACAGGCAGCAATAAAAGACAATTTGTAATAGACAAATTAAATGTGGCAAATAATTTTGACGAGGACAACCCGATGGGAATAGCAATATTTGCAAATGCAGTAGACCAGCTAAAAGGCTGTGATACAGCTTATGACAGCTATGTTAATGAGTTTGTCCTTGGGAAAAAGCGAATATATGTAACAAATGATGTCATGAAAGAAACAATAGAAGGACATAAGCAGTTTGATCCGGATGATGTTGTGTTTTATAAACTCCCAGAGGAAAATATGGAAGAAACAAAGCCCATCATTGAAAGTAATATGGAAATAAGAGCAGAAGCACACAACAAGGGAATCAACGATTTTCTTAATATTCTTTCTGTAAAAACTGGGTTCGGAACGGAACATTATAAATTTGAAAATGGAAACATAACAACGGCCACACAGGTGATATCTGAAAATAGCGATATGTACAGGACCATTAAGAAGCATGAGATTATACTGAATGATGTTATTACAGAGCTTATAGCAATAATATGTCGCCTGGGCAACAGCATAGGTGCGGGTGTAAATGAGGATGCCGAGGTAAACATAGATTTTGACGATTCTATAATTGAGGATAAAGATACAATCCGCAAAGAAGACAGAAATGATGTCTCAATGGGAGCTATGTCACTAGCAGAATATAGAGCAAAGTACTACGGGGAAACATTGGAAGAGGCACAAAAGAATCTTCCGGTACAGGAAACAGTATTGGAGTGATGAAATATGGCACTGACACAGGAAGAAATGGAACAGATGCCAAAGGCAATAGAACAGGCATTTTCAGACTTAGAGCTTAAGATACTGGAAGATATTGTTGCAAGGATAAAACAGAACAATATGATAACAGCAACAGCAGAATATGATATCTTCCAGCTTATAAAGATGGGCGAAAGCGAACGGATGATAAAACGGTATGTAGAAAAGACGCTGAACCTTACATATTCAGAAACAGAAAAAATATTTGGAGATGTATTTGAGACCGGGTATAACCGGGATAGTTCTTTGTATGCGGCGTCAGGAGCGGATTTTATAGCATACAAAGATAATAAAGAGCTGCAGCAGTTCATAGGGGCTATAAAGGAGCAGACGAAAGGAACATATAAAAATATAACAAATACAATGGGATTTGTACGACAGAGAGAAGGTGTTAAGACATGGGTGCCACTCACAAAGTACTATAAAGATACATTGAGCCGGGCAGTGTTTGAGATAACCAGCGGGGCATTTTCATATAGTAAGGTTATTAAAAGAACCATAAATGAAATGACGAATTCAGGGTTAAGGACAATAGATTATGCAAGTGGAAGGACGAGCCGTATAGAGGTAGCAGCAAGACGAGCCATAATGACTGCAGTTACACAAGTCACGGCAAAGGTAACCGAGCAGAACATGGAAAAGCTGCATACGGATTATGTAGAAGTAAGTTGGCATGAGACAGCAAGACCTACGCATCAGGTATGGCAGGGACGAGTGTTTAAATGGAATAGAAATAATGATGCGGATAATAAAATTCAGAATATGGAAAAACAGAGTATATCTGTAGCAAGGAGGAAACAGGCACAAAGCTTAAGAAAAGATTCTAAATATCAAGATACAATCAGGCAGAGGAAAGAAGAATGGAAGAAACGACATTCAGAATTTGATAAAGCTACTGCTAAGACAGAGATTAATAATATCAAGAGCCAGATTGCGGATATGCAGAAACAGATAAATGCGAGTCTTGAAAAAGAAAAGCCTCTTGAAAAGAAAGTATATATTGATGGAACTGGCACTGATGAAGATATGATAATATTAAGGCAGTCTGCTACTGAAAGAAAGAAGATGCAGGAGCAGGTAGAAGTTCTTAATGGTGATATGCTTGATAAGCAGGAGCTTTACAAGAATGAAGCACAGAATAGAATTATTAAAGCCGGTACAATCGAGGAAATAAAGCTATCTAAGAAAATGACACCTGATACAGTTGACGCATTGGAAGATGCATTAACTAAGCTTAAGGACAAATATGGAATTATGCCAAAAGGTGTTGTATATAATCCGTCAAAAGTGCCAGATGCCACAGTTACATATAACTGGCTGGACGACAAGATATATATATCTAACAGATTCAATGATATTAACAACTATGCTGATATTGTTAAGAAATCCGAAGATTCTCTTATAGAGTATAGAGAAAAGAGTGGAATTGTTAAGATTCAGAAAGAGAGACTAAAGAATGCAGAGAAGATATTATCAGATAAAAACATAAAGGGATATGAAAGAGAAAAGGCAGTTATCAATAAGGCTGAGGCAGAAATTGAGCTGAATACACAGCGTATGGCAGTCAGGGAGAACCTCATGGATACATTAACCCATGAATATGGTCATTTCATACATAGGCATGCTAACGCGGACTATGTTCAGAAGTCAAGCGTGTTTGGTGCAAAGGATTTAGGTGGCAAGCTCATTAACGGTGACTGGAAGTACGATATCAACTCACACTATTCCGCAAATGCTAAGATAGAAGCTGCAAAAATAAGTAAATATGCAACAGAGAGTCCATATGAAGCATTCGCGGAAGGTTTTCTTGCTAAGGAAAAAGGACAGGAGATACCAGAGAGCATAGAAAAGGTTATTAAAGAGGCTAAGGTTAAGGCAGGAGTTAAAAATGTTGCAAATGGACAAAAGAATAGTATACTAGGCAGCACAAAAGATGAAAGGATTTTAGATGTGCATCCTATTGGCAAGATAAATAAAGAAATATATAAATGTATCACAGATGATATACTAACAGATGAAGTTGTTATAACTAATAATCAGATTCAACATATTATGGACAGACACCCGAATGATTATGAAAGATTTTCTTCTTATTTTGGAGAAATTGTAAAGAATCCTGATTATATAATAGAGGCCAATAAACCTAATACTGCATTATTGTTAAAAGAAATAAAAGAAAATGATGAAATATTTAAAACAGTATTAAGATTGGTGACATCAAAAGATAATCCTAATTATAAGAACTCAATTATCACATTTATGAAGATTGATGAAAAAGAATGGAATCGTTTATTGAGAAATAAAACTATTCTTTACAAAAAAGAATAAAAGCTATATAATAGACATACAGTAAGGGAGAAACTATTTGAGGTGGAAGAATTCGTACGATCCACACGCCGATGGTAATGACAGGGAAAACCCGAGAGATGCAGGAGAAGCGTACGCCTGCCAAATAGTTTCTCCATACTATATATAAGCAGTTAACAGCCACCAGTCACAAGATTGGTGGTATTTTTATACCCAAGTTGCACCGGTGCAACAGGAAGGAGTGTGTATGGCAGCAGAAGAATATCAAGATTTTGTGCAGACAACAGGGTATGGAGTAGATCCTCTGGGGCTGTGTGGCATTAACTGTTATCATCATTTTTGGGCTTTCATTCCTGGCATATCAGTAAGACTTTATACAGATGAGCAATTAGACAGAATGAATGCTAAGGAGAATCAGAAAAAAGAATATAACGGCAAGGAATACACGACATATGAAGCAACACAAAGGATGAGACAGCTCGAGACACTTATGAGAAAGCAAAGAATGGATATACATTTATTAAAACAATCAGGAGCAGAACAGGAACAGATAAAAGCGGCAAGGGCACAATATAGAAAGACTAGTGCAGAATACACAGACTTTGCGGCAGAAATGGGAATGAGAGAAAGAAGAGACAGAGTAACAGTAGATGGTCTGGGAAGGGTATAATATGATATTGATACAGATGTATGATAATGGTTTTATAATAGATGGACATGCTGGATATGCAGAGCCGGGTAAAGACATTGTATGTGCTGCAGTGTCAGCTATAAGCCAGACATGTGCAATGAGTATAGAGAATCTGACAGAGGATGAATGTATAAGCAAGCAGGATAATGGCTATATGAAAATAAAATGTATAAATCCAGGGAGTGATACAATACTGCTGTTAAGGGCATTTGAGACGGGTGCAAGGGCAATTTCTGAAAATTATAAAAAGTTTGTCCGTTTTGTCCGCTTCAAGTGTGTTAATCTTTAAAATGAAATAAATATATAGAAATCAAGGCGAGGTTGCAACAAACCGCGCCTTTTTTCGCGCCGAAACGTGGGTGGCGTTAAACACGGATAAGGAGGTTTTCAATGAAAAGAAAATTAAATTTACAGCTCTTCGGTGACGGCGATGGAGAGGGAACAACTGGAACAGCCGGAAAAGAAACAAGCCGTGGTGGAAACTACAGTTACGAACAGGCAGAGGAAATTGCGACTGCTAGAGCAGAAAGAGCAGAAAAGGCAGCGCTTTCTAATTTCTTTGCACAGCAGGGAATGTCTAAGCAGGAAGCAGAAGAGGCCTTTAAAGATTATAAGGCAAAGAAAGCGGCATCTAAACCAGACGTGAGCGCTCTGGAAAAGGAAAGGGATGAAGCAAAGACAAAACTTGCGGCTTTGGAAAATCAGAATCTTTTACGAGGAAAGAAAGTAAGAGAAGAGGACATTGATTATGTAACATTTAAAGTCGGTCAGATGGTTGATGATAAGACGGATTTTAATGCGGCAGCAGACAAGTTCTTAAAGGATAATCCACGATACAGAGAACAGACAGGGATAAGGGTATCCACTGGTGTATCTGGTAATGGAAATGCTGATACAAGAACATCTAATGAAAAAATAAATGACGCTTTAAAAGCTGCATTTAAGGGAAATAGGAGGTAAACATGAATAGAAACAGTAAATTAAATTTACAGAGATTTGCAGAAGGAAGTATGGTAAGCAGAGAAGATGCCGGCGCACTTATTCCAGAACAGATAAGCAGAGAAATTATACAGTCTGCAGTGCAGGGTTCAGCTGTATTACAGTTAGGAAGGAAATTACCTAACATGACAAGCAATAAAACATCTATGCCAGTGCTTGATATGCTCCCATTAGCATATTTTGTGAATGGAGAACCAGGAACAAAGCAGACATCAAGACAGGCATGGGACAAGAAAATAATCTATGCTGAGGAGATTGCTGTTATTATTCCAATTCCGGAGGCAGTATTAGATGATGCAGACTATGACCTCTGGGGCGAAATAAAGCCAAGAGTCGCAGAGGCATTTGCTAACAAGATTGATGGTGCAATTTTATTTGGAGTAGATAAGCCGACTAAATGGAGAGATGATATTGTTACTACAGCTACGGCAGCAGGCGCAAAGAAGAATTTAACGGATGATCTTTACAACGACATAATGGGTGAGGGTGGAACAATTGCAAGCATTGAGAAGTCGGGATATCTTCCTAACGGATATATCGGTGATGTAACAATGCGTGCTAAGTTAAGAAGCTTAGTTGATAAAAATGGACATCCACTCTTTAAATCAGATATGCAGGGCTCAACACAGTATGCGCTTGATGGAGGTCCTATGTACTTCCCATTAAATGGTGCATTTGATGCGACTAAGGCGCTTATGATTGGTGGAGACTTTAAACAGCTTGTATATTCAATCAGACAGGATATTACATACAAGATATTCACAGAAGGTGTAATTCAGGATCCATCGACTAAGGAAATTGTATATAACCTTATGCAGAATGATATGGTTGCACTTAGAGCTGTAATGAGACTTGGCTGGGAGATTCCTAATCCAGTGAACCTTATGGAAAAGAACAAGACTAAGAGATGCCCATTCTCTGTACTGTTACCAAGTCTTTAATATAGGAGGTGCTAATGAGATACGCAGATTACAGTTATTACACGGATAACTACCTGTCAGGCAGGACGGCGCTTATTAGCGCCTCTGATTTTGATTATTATGCGGAACAGGCTGGAATATGGCTTAGCCATTACACATATGGAAACGTTGAAAATGTTAAGGATATTCCAGACAAAGTGAAGCAGTGTACATGTGCTATTGCTGAAAAGATGTGCAGATATGATAAGACAACAGAGACACAGGGAATAACATCTGAGAAAGTTGGGGATTACTCTGTGTCATATGAAAGTCGTGCTACACAGAAAGAAGCATTAAAAACGGATATTAAGGAACTTGTTAATATGTATTTGTCTAACACAGGCTTATTAAGCCGCGTGATGTCAGGAGGATGTACCCATGAAATATAAGATAACAGCTCCACGAAAAACGAATGAGATTCTATATGGAATAGAGTTTAGGAATGGAGTGGGATATAGCAACAATGATTATGTTGTTTCCGTTTTAAAAGAAAGCGGATATGTGGTTGAAGAATCAAAGCTGGTCAAGAAAAAGGAGACGGAAGATGTACACTAATTCAGATATGACGTTATATTCATTTACAAATAATGGATATGAAAGACATTACATTGAAAAGGTGTTCTGGCAGGATAGTGTACAGAAGAACACAAGCAAGGAAGGCTCAAGCGGAGCAGATGAAGTGTATATATGTATACCGGAAACGGATAATATGGTATTTACTGTTCGTAAAGATATTGTTGTTAAAGGGGAATGTGAACTTGAGTTTGATAATACAAGCGACAAGGGCATATCTGACAGCCTTAAACAGCTAAAGAAACTTGCAAGGGTATATGAGATTACTAAGGTTGCAGATAAGCGCTATGGAAGCAGGAATATGCAGCATTATGAACTGAATTGCAGGTGATAAGTATGTGGTTTAGATGTAATGGGAATTTCAAGGTTACATTAAAAGACTTTCCTAACAAAAGGAAAGGACTTCAGAAAGGCGGACCTGTACAGAAATTTATAGATAACGAAGTTATGAAACAGATGTCGCCTATGATGCCAAGAAGAGAAGGAGTAATGATTCAGAGTATGATATCCAGTACAGTGATTGGCTCTGGTTCAATTCGTGTTGATACAGATTATGCACATTTTCAATACGCAGGAAAGGTGTATATATATGAACCAACAGGAAGCACATGGGCACCGGAAAATGAACATAAGATACCGACCGCAAGAGATCTACAATATCAGGGAGCACCAACAAGAGGGGCTTTTTATTTCGAGAGAATGAAAAAAGCCAAGAAAGACCAGATACTGAAAGGAGCGCAGGCATTAGCCAACAAACTATGACAGTATTAGAAGCAGCTAAAGAAATAATAATGAACTATCCAAGGATAGATGAATTTACTAACAATATTCATTATGACTTTTCGGATAATACTGAAGGAGAAACCGGGCTCTTTGTAACAGGAGACAGCAAGATAAAGGAAGACGTTCTTGGAGGACAGGTAAGACAGATGGATATGATTATGTATTCAACCTGTCAGGCATCTTCTGATTATGACAGATTAAGCAATAGTACATTTCTTGATGAACTAGCTTTCTACCTTGAGAATGTAGAAGAAAATGAGTATGAGATTACTAAAGGTGACGGGCATGAGCTATATCATGGTTATATTAAGAATATGAACTGTGCTAATGCAATGCTTGTAACTTACTTGAATGATGAAGCAACGGGACCAGTAAGGTATCAGTTACAGATAATTATTCAATACACATTAGATTCATAGGAGGTAATTATGAACAGAAACAGAGAAATTAAGTTACAGCTTTTCGGAAGCGAAACAGAAGCTAAAACAGGAATAGGCAAGCTAAAAAGAAAACATTTAATGCATTATATTAATACTAATTTTGGTACAGGTGATCCGGTATGGTTCCTAATAGGAAAAGATGTAGAGGAAATGAATGTGGAACTTAATCCGGACACAGAAACTAAGAAAAATATATGGGAAGAGACATCAACTCAGGATAATGGATACGAGCCGTCTATGAGTGTTGATACATATTATGCTAATACGCAGGATGCTATTTATCCGAAGCTGCTTGATATAAGCATGAACAGACTTACAGGAGATGACTGTACAACTCAGATTCTTGAAGTAGTGGTTGATACTGTAGAAGGACCATATAAAGCATGGATAGAAGATGTTCTTGTAAAGCCACAGAGTTATGGTGGTGGAGCAGGTGCGGTTACAATTCCGTACAATATTAGCTTTAATGGAAACCGTAAGCAGGGCACAGTAACCATGGCTGATAAAGCACCAACATTTACAGCAGCGTAGGAGGTAGAGGAGAATGGAAAATCTTTCGTTTGATGAAGGTCTGAAAAGTTACAAGATAAATGGTGATTCTAATAGAGTCTTACGTTTTAATCCTGGAGATATTAATATTCTTCCAAGATATAGAGAGGTTGTTGCAAACCTTGAAAAAATCTCTGAGAGTCTGCCAGAAGCTTCTATTAATCCAGATGGAAGCCCGGCAGACAATGTGAAAATAGTATCAGAGCAGATAAGCACATTTAATGGAGAATTAAAGAAACAGCTTAATTATCTGTTTAATGCGGATGTATACGATATTCTTTTCGCTGGACAGTCTCCATTATGCAGGGTTGGCAAGGGAAAGCTTCTTGTAGAAGAGATAATCGACAAGATTGGCAGACTGATAGGAAAAGAATGTGGAGAGACTATGGATAATGTTAATCTTAAAGTTAATAGTTATACTGCTCCATACGAAAACAGACAGCAGCGCCGCAGTAAGAATAAGAAGGGTAGAAGATAACTCATGAATGGTCTTCCAAAGAAATTAAAAGTAGGTGAAAAACTGTACTTAATCAGAACGGATTACAGGGATATATTAAGAATCATACAGGCTTTCAACGATCCGGAACTAAGTGATGATGAGAAATGCTATGTTTGTATGAGAATATTATATCGAGATTATGAGAGTCTTCCACAGGACAGTATGCAGGAAGCATATGATAAAGCTGTATGGTTTATTGATTGCGGCAAGTGTTATTCAGAGGAGAAAACACAGAGTGTAAGGCTGATGGACTGGGAACATGACGAATCCTTAATTATACCGGCGATAAACAGGGTGGCTGGTAAAGAGGTTCGTATGGAACATTATATACACTGGTGGACCTTTGTAGGCTTTTATATGGAAATAGGAGAATGTGTATTTTCAGAGGTCGTGTATATAAGGCAGAAACTAAGCAAGGGCAAGAAGCTTGAAAAGTATGAGCGTCAGTTTTATCAGGAAAATAAAGAAATGATTGATATCCCTCGGGTTAAAACGCAGGAAGAAATCGAGGAAGAAAAACTTATAGAATCTATATTTGGATAGAGGGCTGACCCAGTCCTCTATTTTTGCATTTAAGGAGGACTGGTGTGGCAAAAAAAGAAGGCGAAGGAACCATTAGTTTTGACACTGCTATTAACCTTGATGGAATGGAAGATGATGTCAAGGATTTAAGAAGCATGGCAAGTGAAATAGCAAAGTCTATAGAGAACATGGGAAGAAATGTTGAGAAGGCGGTTGGAGAAATTGACACAAGCGGTGTTCAAGAGGATTTGGATAACCTGTCGGAAGATGCCATAAAAGCTGCAGAAGCAAGTATGAAGGTTAATGCGGCAATGGCTAAACTTGATGATGTTAATGGACCGCAAGCTATAATTGCAGCGATAAAAGAATATAAGAAGCAGCTGGAGGAGCTGGAAGATAAGGTTGCGAGCTATTCAGACATTGAGATTGGGAAAAATTCTGAAACATACAAAGAAGATCAGGCTGCAATAGAAGAGCTAAATAAATCTATAGAGTATGCACAAGGTGAACTCAGAGATTATTACATGCAACAGCAGGCTAATAAGATAGCAATTGACCAGGCCAAGCAGGCTCTTAGAAATCAGGCGGCACAGGCTAAAGCTGATGAGAAAGCTAAAGCGGAAGCAGTCAAGCAGGCGGCTAAAGAAGAGGCAAATGCAGTTAAGCAGTCAGAAAAGGAGCAGGCAGCAGTTGAGAAAAGATCTATAGCAAGAAAGAAGAGGCTTGGAAGTGTTCTTAAAATTGTAGGAAACAACATTGGCAGAGTACTTTCAAGAGCTACAGGTTTAAATGGAGCATTTAATGGAACAAACAAGGCCTCAGATAAATTGAATAAAGCTTTTGCAAAAATTGCACAATTAGCTAAAACGGCACTGTTTTTCACAGTGCTAACAAAAGGACTTAACGCAATAAGAGACCAGATGGGCGGAATGTTATCCGCTAATAAAGAGTTTGCTTCCTCATTGGCGGCGGTTAAAGGAAATCTGTTAGTAGCGTTTCAACCTGTGTATACAGCTGTTTTACCATATATTAATGCTCTTATGGCAGGGCTTAAAAGTATAACAAACCAGCTTGCAGTATTTACTAATACTTTATTTGGTAAGAGCGTGAGTGCTAGCAATGCGGCGGCAAAAGCGTTGAATAAGCAGGCGGCAGCGGCAAAAAATGTTAAAAAACAGACACAGCTTGCATCCTCCAGTATTGATGAGTTTAATATTTTGTCTTCTAACACAGATGAAAATAACAGTTCTGGGACTGCGGTAACATTTGATGTACAGGATGATGCCGGGGCTGCTACATTTGCTGAAAAGGTAAAAGAAGCTTGGAATAATATTGACATGACGGACATTGGCAGAACCATAGGTGAAAAGATAACCAACTCACTTCAAAACATTGATTGGAGTACAATTCAGCAGGAAGCTTCTAATATATCTATCCGGTTTGCATCATTTTTCAATGGCTTAAATGATGGAATTAATTGGAATACACTAGGACAGACTGTTTCTAATGGTCTTAATACGGTTTTACTTACAATAAATACATTTCTTACAAATTTCGACTTTTTGACATTCGGAAGTGATATTGGAAACGGAATAAATGCAAGTATAGCATCATTTGACTGGTCACTGTTAGGAATAACACTTGCAAATATGTTAAATGGAGCATTTGATTGGATATATGGTTTCTTATCCACATTTGATTGGTCACAGTTGGGGTTGTCTTTGGCACAGAGTATATCTGATTTTATTAATACAGTTAATTGGCAGGAACTTGGAATGGATGTGTCAGGCATAGTAATAGGTCTTGTTTCCATGCTTACGGAGTTTCTTAGGAATGTTGATTGGGCTGGCGTAGCTGATTCTGTATTTGAAGTAATAAAGGGGGTTGATTGGAGCGGAATAATACGAGGCCTGATAGAACTGATTGTTACTTCATTTCTGGCATTTGTAACATTTTTCTTTGATATTGGAAACAATATCGGAGAAATGCTAATTGAAGGATTGCAGGGTGGAATATGGAATCTGATAAAGAATATAGGTATATGGATATATAACAACATGGTTAAGCCTATTATAGATGCTGTATGTAATTTCTTTGGAATACATAGTCCATCTACTGTATTTGCCGGTTTTGGTTCATTTTTAATGCAGGGTCTCATGAATGGTATAACAAATTCACTAAACTTTGTGAAAAAGGGAATTAATACTGTCGTTGACGCTGTTATAAATCCGTTTCGTTCAGTTGGAAGTACATTGCAAAAAATATTCACAAATGCTTGGAATGGTGTTACAAAATGTTTTAAAGCAACATCTTTCTCACAGATAGCGTCAAACATTGGAGAAGTGTTTAAAAGTATTATGAACCGCCTCATAAGTGGAATTAATAATGTGGTTGCTGCACCATTTAATAAACTGGATAGTGCTTTCAGTAAGCTTCGAGATGTGACAATTGTTGGTGCCAAGCCGTTTGGCTTTATTCCTAAAATACCGGTGCCTAAGATCCCGTTTTTGGCTAAAGGTGCTGTTATTCCTCCCAATAGCCCATTTACAGCTGTACTTGGAGATCAAAAACATGGAACTAACATAGAAACACCAGAGGCTTTATTAAGAAAGATTATAAAAGAGGAACTTTCAACATCAGGCGAACAGAAGGTGGCAGTGGATGTAGGCGTGGAGCTTACTGGGGAAATGGCACAATTTTTTAAAGCATTTATTAAGTGGTATAAAAAAGAAACTATTAAAACGGGTAAAGATCCAATATATGGAATATAGGAGATATTATGGGAAGATTTAAACCTAGGTTTGTTTTGGCAGGGGTAGAGTTACCCCTGCCAGATGCATATCAACAGACAATTTCAGATCTAAGTTCCAGCCAGACAGGCCGTACTTTAGATGGAAAGGCACATAAAGATGTTGTAGCAGTAAAGGACACTGTGCCGTTAAAATGGAGTAAACTTGAATGGAACAAAGCAGCTGAGATAGCCAATGCTGTGGATGGTATAGAGTACGCTGCGATGGAATATGTAGATGTAAGAGTTCCATATAAAACATGTACACGAGATATCTATGTTGGCGATAGAAAGGCGGAAATTGTAGAATGTAGCACGGATGGTAAAGTATATTGGTCGCTTGAATTTAGCAGAATTGAGGTGTAATTAATGTTAAATGTTGAAAAGAAGGGCATAGACACTGCAAAGATAGATATAACACTTGTGACAGGAGAAAAACTGTTGATAAATGCGTCTCGGATCATGGAAGATGGAATAATGATAGAAGATGTTAGCAGCGACAGCGGTACATTTAGCATAGGTTTTACATCTTGTAAAACGCTAACAGTTAATATTCTTAACTATGATGAAATATACAGTATGGAAACATTAGAAGGTGCAAAGGTGATTCCATATATTATAAACAATAACAATGAGTATAAAAAGGGAGAATACACTCTGATAACGCCTACCTTTTCCAAGGGAGAACTGAAAATAGAATGTCACGATAATGTATATAAACTTGAAAAAAATATTGATTTGAAACTGTTCCATTTGCCGTGTAAATGCAAAGAAGCTTTGAAAATAGCAGCTGATGCATGTGAAATCGAATTAGGAACGGTGTCATTTACAAATGATGATATTGAAATTACTAGCCTTGAGGGGATAACAACTTACCGCCAGTTAGCAGGAGATATAATGCAGATAGCAGGAAGTGTTCTAAAAGCTAATACAGAAGGAGTTTTGAATGTATGTGATTACAAAAAGGTATTTAATGTCAAAGATACTCTTGATGGTGGTAATTTAGAAAATTATAAATCTGGAGATACAGCAGATGGCGGAAACTTTACAGACTATACTTCGGGATATAACCAGGAAGGTGGTAGTTTTGGAGACAGAGAAGATATTGTTTTTAAATACGATATAAGTGATGTTACTGTTGCGGCTAATGATACTGTTATAACTGGATTGAGTGCAACGATAGATAATACATTATATCAGGCTGGAGAGGATGGGTATGTATTAGATATTAGCGACAATAAGATAATTAATAAGGACAATATAAATACAATATTAGTTGCGCTTAATGAAAAATATTCAGGATTTCGTTTTAGACAAATAGAAGGCAAGCTAAACTCTGATTTTCGATTGGAGACTATGGATCCGGTAAGTGTTATTGATTATAAAGGTAACATATATGATTGCTATCTTACAAGCGTAACATATACTATAAGAAATAAGACAAGCATAGCTTGCAGCGGAAAAAATAAAGAAGAAAACAAAACCTCTGATAGCAATGTAGTGACTAAAATACTTGCTATAGCTGATAGTAATGCTAAAAAGGATGTAAAAGAAGAGGCCTCTATAAGAGAACAAGCAATTGCAGAACTGGCGGAAAGAATTGCAAAAGGCTCAGGGTTATATTGTACACAAGAAGAAGCTTCTGGTGGGGGAATGATATATTACACGCATGATAAGCCTAATTTGAAAGACAGTACATTTATAACAAGATATACAGCTGAAGCTATAGGCTTGAGCATGGATGGAGGAAAGACATATCCGTATGGTTATACATTGACGGCGAAAATGGTTATGGATGTAATCGTTGCTAACAAAATATCTGGAGATTACATATATGGTGGGAAGATAGTGCTTGGCGGAGAGAATAATAAAAATGGAACATTAGAGCTTAAAGCGGCTAATGGGGATATAGCTGTAATTCTTAACCAAGATGGAATAAAGGCAGTTAAAGGAAAGATAGGTAATTTGGAGATTATTGAAAATGGTTTTTTGGTAGGAAGCAAGAACAGTGGTATAAGCATAGAACTAAACGAAACTGAAAGCGAATGTAAAATTGAAGCATATGCGTTAGGAGAACCAGCAAAAGGCGCATCTATTAAAATAAAGAGAAATGGTATTTATGTAAGTGCCAATGGAATTGTCCAAATAGAAGGAGGTGCAGCTGGAATAAGCCTTAAAGGAGATGTATATGTAAATGGAAAAGAATTAAGTGTGTAAAGGAGTACTGTATGGGAATATATGTAAGAAGAGGAATGGAAAAGGATTTTGATCCCGAAAAAATGAAACCAGGTGAATGGGCTGTTAGCATAGATTCTGATAGAAGAAAGCAGAAGATATGGATGTGTTTTGCACCAGGAGTCGTTAAGAGAATGGGAACATATGAAGATTTTGAGGACCAGATACAGGATGCTACAGATGCAATTAAGCAACAGTACTTAATGGCGTTCAATGAAATATTAACACAGATAGAAGCAGATAAAAACACTGCGGCGGAAGAGTATTCCTATGTTGTTAATTTTAAAAATGCGTTGGATAAAACATATATGCCAGATATAACGAAGTCTGTTAATGCGGCGGCAAGTAGTGCGAAAGCGGCGGCGACATCGGAGAGCAATGCAGGCACATATAAGAATAGTGCAGCTTCCAGTGCCACGGCAGCAGCTTCCAGTGCGAAAGCGGCGGCGACATCGGAGAGCAATGCAAAAACATATAAGGAAAATGTAGCTTCCAGTGCTACGGCAGCAGCTTCCAGTGCGAAAGCAGCGGCGACATCTGAAAGTAATGCAAAAACATATAAGGAAAATGCAGCTTCCAGTGCCACGGCAGCAGCTTCCAGTGCGAAAGCGGCGGCAACATCTGAAAGTAATGCAAATACATATAAGAATAGCGCATCTTCTAGTGCCAGTACAGCAGAAAGCGCAAAAACAGCGGCAGAGACCTACAAGAATAATGCACAAACATATATGAATAATGCCAAGAATTATATGGACGCGGCAAAAACGGCGGCGGCTTCTATAACAGGAGCCCTAAAACCTAAAGGGACTGTTGCTTTTGCTAATCTTCCAAATATAAATAGTGTCGAATCTGGTGCAATGTATAACATTAGTACAGCTTTTACCTCGAACAGTATATTTAAAGATGGCGGGAATATCACATATCCTGCGGGAACAAATGTGTATAAAACAGAAGATGGTATGTGGGATTGCTTAGGAGGAGAACTAAGCGACTATTTGATGAAAGCGGATGTCGATACGGCTGTGGAGGAAGCAATGCCAGATTACACGGCAAGTTCGACTCTACAGGAGTTAGTGGCCGGAGAGAGTATTAAATCTG